GACCGGGCTCGTGCCCCCCGTTCCTGCCGTCTGGCCTAGGTCAAAAGCGTCGATGATGAGGGTGAAGGCGCTCGTGCTGGTCTGTACCGTATTGCCGACCATGTCGGCGGGGTAAGGGTCGACGAAGCCGCCTGCGATGAAGTAGTCATCGATGGGGGCGGTGTTTTCAGTGAAGTCAATCTCAGGTCCGCCTTGGGATACGTTGCCACGGATCAGTCCGTTGCCTTCGATGGTCTTGATAAAGAAAGCCCCGGCGGGATACTCTTGGTTGTGGTCGCCCAAGACAGGGGTGACAGGAGTTGCGTCGACATTGACGACGATGCGCCGCACGGAGCACCACGTCGAGGTCAGGCTTTCGTCTCCGATGATGTAGCCCATCAGATGCGGGCGTAATAGTAGCGGGCCGTCGTCGTGCCCAGTTTGATGCGGTCAGCCCACAGGGAGCCTGTGACGTTCTGCGTGACGGTGAAGGTCGTCGGAGTCGTGATGTTATCGACCGTGATCGTGCCGATGACGAGGTAGCCCCAGGTGTCGCTGTCAGGGGTCGTGGGGGCGATGTTGCCGCCGATGATGACGGGGTACTGATTGCTTGTCACGTCGTCGTCCGGGTAGGTGTATGGGCTGGAAGTCTTAGCCCCGGCCCGCAGGGTGATGTAGGACGTCTTGGTCGTGGCGTCGAAGTTAGAGGACACCAGCTCACCAGTCGGGGGGTTGGCCACGCCGGCGGTGACGCGGTCTAGTTTGACCTCGGTGCCGCTGACATAGTCGTCAATAATTGGGACGAGATTGTTGATCGTGCCCGATACGACTTGATAGCGCACGCTGGTCACGCCGCCAGTCGTCGCGATGTAGACGTTGACAATCTTAAACGGGTGGTCGGCCTCCTGATACGCGATGCTGCTCCAAGGGGACCATGCCTCCTGGATGTTGATGTTCGTCCCCTGGCTAGAAGCCGTGAACGTGTAGCCGACTCCTGGCTGGATGCTCATCAGATGTTGACGTAGACGTCGGGCGGCCAGCCTTCCTTGGAGTAGCGGATCTCGTACATGACCTTGAACAGCGTTCCGTATTCCTCGACGTTGATCTGCGAAAGAAGGTTCTGCTTGCCGTGGATGCCAGTGCCGGTCGGTCCCCAGCTCGGGATGAGCGGGAAGGACGCACCCCAGGAGTTAGTACCAGTGGCCGTGCCAAGCAGAAGGTAGAGAGCCTGGACAAAGGACGCGTCGTTATAATAGGCCACGCCCGAGTAGGTCGTCGTGCGGGCGAGATACTGCGTCTTGCCGTAGAGCTCAGGAACGTCCGGGTCGACGAAGCCGATGAAACGACCGCCCATGCCAGTCTCGAAGCATGCGCCGTTGTAGCCCTCGGAGGACGGGACGACGACAGGCTTACCCGTGGTGGCGCTGATGACTGAGACAGGAGGCCCAAGGGTCGAGTCGTCATAAGCTCCCCCGAAGTCTGCAGGGAGACCAGCGAGAGCGCCCGGTGTATAGCCTGCAGCTTGCGTGAAGAAGTTAGGGTGGGTCGTGATGTTCTCAGCCGTCAGGCCGTTAGCCACCGTGGTGTTCGGGTTAGTGCGGACGCCGCTGTTGATCGTCGGGTCGATGCCCACGTAGTCCACCTTGATGGTCTTATACTCCAAGGAGTCGTAGGACTGACTCGATCTGTGCGCCTTGAGATAAGTCAGGCCGGCGACCGGGAACGCAGTGCCGCGAGCGGTGACAGCCACCGAGGCCGTCCAGTCGACCTTGTAGGTCGCCGAGCAGGTGACTAAGCCGAAGCCGTCCGAAGTCAGGGTATATCCTGGCTGGAGTAATTCGGTGGCGAGGACGTCGCCGGTGCTTACGAGTGCCATAAATTAGACCGCTCCGATTTTCTGGAGGGTGAGCGGCTGACGGTCAGTGAACGGGTGGGGGACCATGCCGCCGCGGTTGATGAGGGACTGCTCCTGGAGGATGATTTTAATTTCCTCCATAATCTCATTCTGGCGGGTCATCTTCTCGAGGACCGGGTTGACCCCGACGCCTACCACGCTGCCGAAACCTTCTGGGCCTTTGAAGTCGCCGGGCTTCTTTTGGGATTCTTTTGCATCCTGCTCTGCCAGAATCTTAGCGTATTGCGCGCCCTCTGGAGATTCGAGAAACCTGCTAACTGCCTGACCTTGAATGTCGGCACGCTTAGACAATTGGTCGACGCTTGGGATGGGCATCTGCATGGCGACAGCGCCGGACATTTCCTTAGATACGATGTTTTTACCTGACTCTGTTTCTGTCAGAAACTTGCGAGTCATCTCTTCCTTTCCAGCGCGGATAAGGTTTAGCTCATCTTCGCGCTGCTTTTTTGCCTTAAATAAAGTAGCCATTCGCTTCTCTTCAGATGTAGCAAAAACAGTATCGCCCTTCGCGATCAGGTCGAGGCCGTCCCTAGCGTCCTGCTTGGCCTTGGCGATGGCGCTTGAGATCATGCTAATGGCTCCCTGCAACAAAACCATGGGAGCCGTGAAGCCGAGGAAGATGTCCTTAAAAGCGGTGCTGAACTTCTTCTGGATGTCTTCGACCTGCTTACCGAAGGACACGGTGGCGGATTTGGCCTTGTCCATGGCCTTCGGAACGTCCGAGGTCGTCTTGATGTTTACGGTCAGGTCTTGGGCCATGTTAGGTCGTGCTTTCCTTTGCAGGATTGGAAGCAACAGCCGCGGCCTCCTTGGCTTTCTCCGAGGCGATGAAGGCTTCCTCTTCAGGAGACATGATCGCCACGTCCGCACCCTTGCGGATAGCCAAGGCAGAGTTAAGCCAGATGGCTTGGCACTCGGGCATTTCCCACGCCCGCTTCTCTTCGATGCCAGAGGCGATGAGGTTGGCGACGATGGACAGCGGCCACGGCACGCCCCTAGTGTTACCTGAAGACTTGGCCTTCGACTGCTCCCAGAACTTGGGCCAGTTCTGGATAAGGATGTATCCGGCGAACGCCTGAAGCATCAGTTCGAACTTAGCAGGGTTGTCTGTCAGGCGCATCAGGCGCAGCTTATCAATCACGCCGACTTCCCCGAGCGGTTCCTCGGCGCAGACCTGACAGGCGAAGAGCAAGTCGGCAGGCGTCACGTCCCGATGCCCATCGACCAGCGGTGAGTTAAACGCGTGGAGGCGCACCCGATACTTCAGGCACCAAGGGTAAAGCGAACGACCCAGCAGCCGAAAGGGCGCCGGGTCGACGTAGGCGTTCAGGAAGCGGCGGTCCACGTCCCTAATCCTAACCCCCTTGGCAGGAGGTCAACGGGCAATTAGTAGGTGCTGATGCCTTCGTAGGACTCAGCGGTGACCGTCACGGAGACGAAGCCCTGGGAAGAACCCTTGTCGTCAACCTTGGTCACCACTCCTGCGAAAGAAACCGAAGCCGTGCCGCCCGGGTAAGCCGAGGCGGTCTTGGCCGTGAAGGTAAGCGCGGCGCCGAGCTGCGGGACGCTGGTCAGTTTGGCGACCCCGTCGATGGTGATCTCGGACTTGCGGTCGTCGTAACGGGCCGTGCGGGTCACGCCCTGCTCGTCAACCACCGTGCCGGTGTTGTTGAAGCTAGACGAGACAGAGTATCCTTGCACGAAAAGCGAGGCGACCTGGCCCAGCCCGATGCCATACAAGCAGACAGTTCCTTCGTTGAGTTCGGCCATTTGATTATGCGGGCTTTGGAATTATGCGGCAGGGGGGAAGACAACCAGCACATCGAATGAGAAAGCGGTCGCCCAGGAGCGCTCGTCGATGCCCTCATCTTCGGAGCCGATTGTGACGTCGTAGCAGGTCGCGTCTCCGCCAGAGACGAAGGCCGCCTTGATGCTGGTCAAGTCACGCATATTGCCGGACAGGGCGGCGCAGCGCAAGCGGTGGTCGGCGAGGGTCGTGTCGTCCGCGTTGGAGAAAAGGGTGATGCGGACGGTGCAGGCATAGTTACCCAAGCCCTCGGGTAGATCGCCAGGAGCCCGGGCAGATTCACAGAGCACGACGGCCTTGGGTAAGGTCTGCGTAGCGGCGCTATCCCCGGTCAGGAAGGTGACAGTAGTCAACCCGGTCTGGGTCGAGAGGTAGGTCGCGATAGTGGCTTCGACGATGTGCCGGATGCTCTTGGTGCCCATTTCCTTTGCCCGTTATGGGAGGTTAGACGCCGTTACGCCGCTTCATGCGCTCGATGTACGCCTTCAGGTCTGCGGCCATCTGCTTCTCTCGGTTAGCCAGGGATAGGTTCACGGCATCGGCCTCGGTCGCCACGGCGTTGATATTGCCGATAAGGTTGCCGATGGTGATCATGTATTCCTTGCTCGTCTCGACGACGCGGGAGTAGCCGCCGGCCCCAGCGTGGCGGGCGATGTAGGTAGCCTTACGGAGGTCGGCCCCGTAGTTGATTGGGCCGTTCTTGCCGGAGGGCATCGGCAGGGTGAGCAGTGAGCGCAGCCAGCCAGCCTTGACGCGGCCCACTTCTACCTGACGCGTCCTGACGTAGTCGTCTAGGGCCTGCTTGCTTTCGACGAGCTGACGGGGTTGGCCGATGCGCTGACCCTTCTTGATGCGTCCGCCGAACTTGCCCTTGATGGCGTTGTGCTCGCCCTTGATGTCCGTGACCGTGTTAAAGCCGTAGGTGTTCGAGTTGACAGGGACGCGGGCTAGGTAGTTCTTGGCCTTCAGGAACGCCCGGTCATAGTTGGGGTCGTTGAGGATACGCGACATGATCGGCGAGATGCTCAGGGACTCGAGGCTGGATTTGCGGACAAGTTTGTCGAACGCCGCACGGTTGTTTGTCTGCGTGGCGTGGGACAGGCTGCGGAAGACGATTGCCTTCTGGCTGTTCGGGTTGCGGTCGCCGATGGCGATGAACATCTTCCGCGTGTCCCCGGCGATAGCTTGATTGCCCGCCGTCTCGGCCTTCTTGCTCAGACCCCCGCCCCCGCCCTTGACCAGGGGAGGCGTAAAGCGGGCCATGTCTTCGCAGATAAGGGCGGCCTGTTTCTTGGCCGTGTCCTTCTCGGCGGTGCCCGTCTCAGCTGAGAGGCGCCGCAAGGTGGCCATGAAGTCATTCATGGACTTAGGGTTCACGGTGACCGTCACCATGGCCTTACT